AAGCCAAAGCTCTAAGAGAGAATTGGGTTCCGCTGTTCGAGGAGTGCTATGAGTATGCGCTTCCTCAACGTGAGTCTTTTTACTATGAGGAAAGAGGGCAGCGTCGAGACGAAAAGATATTTGATGAGACTGCTGTGGTTGGTGTTCAGGAGTTTGCCAGTCGCCTACAGTCAGGGATTGTTCCTAACTTTGCGCGTTGGGCAGACCTTATGTCGGGCAGTGAAGTGCCACCAGATCAGCGCGAAGCCGTTGATAATGAGCTAGATGAAGTCACAGAATATGTGTTTGAGGTTCTACAGAACTCTAACTTTAGCCAAGAAGTGCATGAATCATTCATGGACTTGGCTGTCGGGACTGGTGTCCTGTGCGTGGAAGAGGGCGATTCAATCAACCCAGTGATCTTTTCTGCGATACCGCTTCCTCATCTTGTACTAGATACTGGCCCCGACGATAAAATTGACCACGTTTACCGTGAGCGTAAGAAGGTTAAGTTTGACCACTTAGAAATGATGTATCCTAACGGAACATTTGATCCCAAGGTTACATCTATGATGGGTCAAGATAGAGAGACTACAGTTCTTGAGGTTGTATGCCGCGACTACTCTAAGAAAAACCAAGAAGCTTACTTGAGCTACGCGATTTGTATGACAACTAATACCTGTATAAGTAAGAAACAGATGAATGGACTTGGATCAAATCCCTTTGTTTGTTTCCGTTGGTCTAAGTGTGCGGGTGAGATCTATGGTCGTGGGCCGCTTATCAATGCCCTGTCTGCCATTAAGACAACCAATCTAACCATTGAGCTTATACTTGAGAATGCTCAGATGTCTATTTCTGGCATCTATCAAATGGAAGATGATGGTGTAATCAACCCTGACACGATTCAACTCGTGCCCGGATCAATCATACCGAAAGCTATGGGTAGCCAAGGACTTCAGCCCTTACAGGCAGCGGGTCGTTTTGATGTAGCGCAGCTAGTATTGAGTGACATGCGTCTGAATATTAAGCGCGCATTATACAATGATATGCTTGGCGATCCTAACAAAACGCCAGCAACAGCAACAGAAGTAGCCGAACGTATGGCTGACCTATCTCGTCGTATGGGATCTGCATTCGGAAGGTTACAAGCTGAACTCGTGCAGCCCGTACTTCAGCGTGTAATATACATCTTGAAGAAGCAGGGCCGCGTAGAAGTTCCTACAGTAAACGGTAGAGAAGTTAAAGTGCGTTCTGTATCTCCGCTTGCTCAAGCCCAAGCAAATCAGGACATTTCTAGCGTTGCTAGGTTCCTTGAGTTGGTTGGTGGAGCCTTTGGCCCTGAGATGTTGCAGCTTCTAATTGACGGTGAACAAACAGCAATTCACCTTGCTAAGAAATTTGGTGTGCCAGAGAGCTTGATTCGTGACGAAGAACAGCGTAGACAAATAGCTGCATTAGCGCAGCAAATGGCGCAGCAACAGCAAGGACAGATGGTTGCCGAACAAGGTTAACATTGGAATTGACGGAATACAGCGGACATCAGAGAAGGATTCCGAGGTAAGCCATAACATCGCCCAGATCTTTGAAAGTCCTGTGGGTAAAGAAGTCTTACGCTATTTGCGCTCTATTACTATAGAAATGGTAAATGGCCCTAATGTGACTACAGAAGAACTGCGACATCTGGAAGGTCAGCGCTATCTTGTTGGCTTGATAGAGCAGCGGATTGCACATTCACATAGGAGTAAGAATAAATGAGTGAAGAAGCAGCAATAGAGGCAGCACAAGCTGATGGTCGTGACTTCGTAACAGAAGCAGATGTTCAGCAAGCAGAATCTCCAGATCGCCCAGAGTGGTTGCCTGAGAAGTATAATACAGGCGAAGATCTAGCTAAAGCGTATAAAGAACTTGAGTCAAAACTGGGTGGCAAAGAGGAAGATATACGCAACAAACTTCTGGAAGAAATACAATCAGAAGCTTTCGGTGACAGGCCCGAAACTGCTGGTGACTATCAATTGCCAGAAGTTGTTGACGAAGACATGGCCGTTGATAATGACTTACTAAAGTGGTGGTCTGAGCATTCATTTGAAAATGGCTATAGCCAAGAAGAGTTTCAGAAGGGCATTGAGATGTATGCCGAAGCTATTAATGGTGCACAGCCAGATATAGAAGCTGAGTCAGCAAAGTTAGGCGACAATGCCAATGATCGTATTCAAGCTGCATCTATGTTTGCTAATAAGTTCTTTCCAAGCGATGCACTGCCAGCAATTGAGCGCATGTGCGAAAGCCATGAGGGTATCATTGCATTGGAAGCAGTGATGGAAGCAATGAAAGATGGATCATTCGCTGGGGCTGCGCAGCCGACAAGTGGTGTAACAGAGCAATCACTTAGGGAGATGATGCAAGATGAGCGATACTTCAACCCCGCGAAACGTGACCCACACTTCGTTAAACAGGTCGAAGATGGATTCCAGCAACTCTACAGAAGTTAAAATAATTCAAAGGGGCCAGTATTATCTGACCCCTTTTACCTTAGACCACATAGATGAGGTGGTTGAAAATCTTACACAAGAGAACAAGCGGGAGTTAATTCTGCTTGGTCACAATGATCTTCATCAAGCTATGCATGAGATGTACGAATCTTCTGAGTGCTATCTTGCTAGAAAAGAAGGCGAGTCATTCTTAGCTATTGGTGGCCTTTGGTATAATGAAGATCAAGAAATACCTCAGATGTTTGCTATGTTCTCCAATAAAGTAAAGGAACAGACCATTGCTGCGGTTCGAGGATCAAGGTTTCTAATAGATTTCTTTGATAAGACACAGCACATGATGACTATGACATTGCTGTCTGATTATGAGTTTATGTTGGACTGGGCAGTGTGGCTAGGCTTTGAGCCTGTGGGTGTCATAGAAGACAATAGTAACAAGTATGTTGAATTTGTGCGTTGCAATCCAAAGGGAAAAAGTGTTTACGATGGGCCATTACGGCCCGTAATACACTGAAAGGCCCGAGAGGATACCCTTGTTGACGTAGAAAAGCGGACACCCGTTGGCAACTGTAACTTCATAATAGGACTGAAAAATGGCTAATACTATTGACCAAGCCTTTATCAAGCAGTTCGAGACAGAAGTACACATGGCTTATCAGCGTATGGGTTCCAAACTACGGAACACTGTTCGTACTACCAATGTGTCTGGCTCGGTTGCTCGGTTCCAAGTAATTGGAAAAGGCACTGCAAACACCAAATCACGCAATGGTAACGTAACTCCAATGGAACTGGCGCACACAAACGTCGAAGCCACTATGGCCGACTTTTATGCACCAGAGTACATTGACAAGCTGGACGAGTTGAAGATTAACATCAACGAGCGTCAGGCTGTTGCACAATCTGCCGCTGCTGCTTTAGGTCGTAAGACTGATGAGATTTTAATCGCTGCAATGGACGCGGGCGCTAATAGCACTCAAATTCATGACACTGGTTCTGCTCTTGAGAAAGCTGACTTGTTGACATTGTTCTCAACATTTGGTGCAGCAGACATTCCAGAAGACGGACAGCGCTACTTAGCAATGTCACCTACTGGTTTTGCTGACTTGTTTGCAATCAATGAGTTTGCAAGCTCTGACTTTGTTGGCCCACAAAACTTGCCATTCGCAGGTGGAATGACAATGAAAGAGTTCTTGGGCTTCAAGATCTTCTCAACATCTGCTGTAGCTGGTGGTAAAAACTTTGCTTACCACACTTCTTCAATTGGCCTTGGCATTAATGCTGATGTTCAAACTGAAGTAAACTATGTAGCTGAGAAAGTCTCACACCTTGCAACATCTATGATGTCCATGGGCGCTGTCGTTATTGATGACGATGGTATCTATGAAGTCTTAGATAATAACTAGGAGGCTTATTAATGGCTTATGCAGCAAGTGGACTAGCTAGAATTGGTGGTGATTCAAACGGAAGTTTGTGGATGTACACAACCGTAGATCCAATCGCAACTGTAAATACAGAAGGTTATTTTAACAATGCAGCTAACATGCTTGCAGTTCGTGACCTGATTATTGTTTGTGATACAAATGTACCAACAACCAATTTTGTCAATGTTCTGTCGAATACTGGCACTGTAGTCGATGTTTCAGATGGCACTGCTGTCGCTGAAACAGACGGCGACTAAGAAGGGATGGGGGCTTCGGCCCCCATACTACTATGCCAGATATAGCAAACACACCAATTAAAATATGTTCTCGCGCATCTCTCTTGATTGGTGGTGACGCGATTCAGTCTTTTGAGGACGGTACAGCAGAAGCAACAGTAAGCTCTGCAATGTATGAAGATATGGCTCGTGCCGCATTGACTAACTCTCGGTGGCGCTTTGCAACAGATCAGGCAATTCTTAACCGTTTAGCAGAAAAGCCTACTGGACGATTTGAAGCAGCTTATCAGCTTCCATCAGAATTTATTATGCTCTCTGCTATTACGGTAAATGAGTATCCTATTAAGTATGATCTCTATGGCAGCAAGATATTTTGCAATGCTGTAGAAACTGACACTGTGATTGCCGACTATGTATTCCGCGCTGATGAGTCTGGATGGCCTCCATACTTTGTAACTGCTGTTGAGTATATGATGGCTGGGGTGCTTGCGGTATCTGTGGCTAGAGACTCGCAGCTTGCTTCATTGATGGAGCAAAAAGCTAACTTCCAAATGATACAAGCTCGTAGGCTGCACTCACAGCAGCAGACCACACGCAAGCTGAACACATCGAGGTTTATTGCTGAAAGGCGCAGTTAATGCAAAAGATCCGCGTCCCAATCAATAGCTTTCAGTTTGGTGAAGTAAGTGATTCCCTTTTATCTAGGGTGGATACTTCCGTATATACAGCATCAGCACAACGTGTAGAGAACATGGTTGTTATGGCTGAAGGCGCAGTTAAGAAGCGCACTGGGCTAAAGCACATCTATGACTATGGCATTACCTACAATGCGACTTACCCAGAGCAGTCACATTTATTTCCGTTTATCTTTGATGAGAATGAAGAATACGTTATTTCTGTAGAGCATCAGAAGGTACGCTGCTTTAGAATTGAAGACGGTACTGTTACTTTAGTTTCTACGCTTACTCAGGATACAAGCAGTGCAGCGTTGCCTTTCGATCAAGAGTATCTACAAGAATACACAACGGCACAGTATGGCGATGTAAAATTTATCTGTCATCCTTTGTTTGCGCCAAGAATGCTAACCAGAACTAGCTTAACCAGCTTTGAGATCAGCACATATAGCTTTGACCAACGCGCAGATAACAGCGTTACATTCCAACCTTATTCTAAGTTTCAAGCTCATGGCACAACGTTAGATCCATCAGCCACAACGGGAACTGGAATTACTCTAACAACAAGCACTGACTACTGGGATACAACTGGCACTCAGACTGGTAGTGATTATCTTAGTTCTTTGCATGTTGGTGTAACCATTCGCTACGGTAAGAATGAGATTGTTATTACAAGTGTTCAGTCTGCAACTCAGGCTACGGGTAATGTTGTAGATGAACTTTCTATTCGACTGGCTGTTTTAAATCCGTTTAGAACGATTGATGGCAGCACTACTGTGGAGGTAACTCAAATTGCTCACGGTTTCTCAGGTTCTGAAGCTATTACTATTAGTGGAGCTAGCGCTACTGGCGGTATTAATTCTGGCAATTTAAACGGCGCTAGAACTGTTAATGGTATTATAGATGAAAATACATTTACGTTTACTGCGGGTGGTGCAGCTTCGAGTGCAGAAGATGGCGGTGGTCAGGTAACAATAGTTACACACGCTCCTAGCTTGCACTGGGATGAGCAAGCTCTCTCAGCAAAGCGAGGATACCCTGCGGCTGTAGAGTTTCATCAAAATAGAATAGTGTTTGGCGGTAGCATCGCAGAGCCAGATAACATTTGGTTTAGTAAGATTGGCAGCTTCTTTAACTTTGATGTAGGTGATGCGGCTGATGATGATGCTATCTCTTTGGTTGCTGCAACAGGTGATGTAAACGAAATTCGATATTTAGTTTCCAACCGTGACTTGCAAATCTTCACAGCATCTAGCGAACTATATGTTCCTACTTACTTGAACCAAGCTATTACGCCAACAAATGTACAGATTAGAAAGCAGACACCATACGGCTCTGAGCATATTGAGCCTATGCCTGTTGATGGCGCTACGATCTTTGTGCAGCGCAACGGTAAGATTGTTCGAGAGTATTTGTTTACTGACAGTGAAGAGGCTTATACTTCTACGGCTGTTTCTACGATTGCTTCTCATCTTATTAGCAGTCCTAAGTATATGGCTGTTGTTCACAGCGGCTTTGGTCTTCCTGACTCCTATGCAGCTATTACATCTGGCAATGGCGACTTGGTTCTATTCTCATCGAACAGAGCAGAGAAGCGAGCATCTTGGACTAGGATAACTACAAATGGTAACTTTGGTTCTGTAGTGGCCATTGAAGATAGACTGTTCGCAAATGTCTATGACTCAGATAACAAGCTGCAACTGTGTGAGTTTACTGGTGATGTGGGCTTAGACCTTTATCTTTATGGTGCTATCTCAAGCAATCTTGTTGATGTAAGCGCATTGTACTCAAGTGGTGACACGGTAGATGTAATTGTTACTGATGGAACCAATCTATCCCATCTTGGCAGCTTTACGGTAAATGCTGGTGATGATGTTGATCTTACAGCTTACGCTGGTCTTGGGTTTACTCATGCCTATGTGGGTGTAAAGTTTACTGCAAAGATAGTAACCAATCCGATTGATGCTTCTATGGGCAACGGCCCTGCGACTGGATCTATTCGCGGTATGACTAACATTGTACTCGATCTTAAGAGCGCACGCTCGCTGACAGTCAACGGGCATAAACTTGTGACTGAGACTGGGTTCACTGGAAAAAAAGAGTTCCGTCTCTTAGGTTACAGTCGTGATCCACAGATAACCATTGAACAAAATGATCCGTTATCATTGCAGATAAACGGTCTAGTAGCGGAGTTAATAGTATAATGCTTCAGTTAATTGCAGCAGGTATAGGTGCAGTTGGTCAGATAGCGGCTGGTCGAGCACAGCAACAAGCATCTCAGCTAAACGCCTTTAACATTAAGACTGATAAGCAGTTGAATGAAGTGCAAGCAATGCAACAAGCTCGCGCTCGCAAAGAAGAATATGACTTAGCAACATCTGCAAATGTAGCTGCCTATTATGCTGCTGGTCGTGAGGTTGGTGCTGATAGAAGTGTTCAAGCATTCTTTGAGAAGCAAGAAGAGCTTGTGGGTCAGGATCTTGGCCGCATTGCAAGGCAGCAAAGCATAGAGAGCATGAAGTCAGAGATGGCTGCTATGGCTGAAAGACGCCGTGGTAGGAATGCTTACACTGCTTCTTTGTTTAATGCGGCTGGCACTATGGCCCAAGGCATCTATCAATATCAAACTACAAGAGCATCAGTCGCGCCACGCGGTGGTGGAGGAGGCAAGTAAATGGCTGTAATTAGAGAAAGAACCAGAGTCTTTAATCAGCCAGTTGGTGTTGTTAGAGCGGATGGGGGAAGCGCAGACATTGGACGTGCAGTAAGCAACGTTGCCGCTACGTTTCAACAGATTGCTTTTCGTGAAGCTGCTGAAGATGCTCAGAAGAAGGGCATAGAGATTGCCGAGGCTGTTGAGGAAAAGAAGCTAAGAACAATCAATCCAGAAACAGGTAAGCCAGAAGCATTCAAAGCTCCTAAAGGATTTGGTCGTATAGCATCTGCTGCTTATCAAAGCGTTATTGATAAGAGATACGAAGACTCGATTGGCACTGAGCTTAGAGTTAAGGCTCAAGAGATTGCTCTAAAATACCAGTATGACCCTGAGTCATATGATGAAGTAATGAGCAACTACATTGGCCAGATGGCTAATGGTGCTGAAGGTAAGTACAAAACATTTGTAGAAACAACAGGTGCTAAGTTCTTAGCTCTTACAAAGCTAAACATCCAAGAGCGCGTTGCATCAAGATCTAGGCAGAATGCCGCTGGTTCTATTCTCACTGGCATTAGCACAAGCCAAGATGATGCTTACAGTGTTGCTCGTGCTGGTGGCTTTATTGCTCGTGAGAACGAAGAGGTTAGTGAAGCTCAAGCAATACACGATAGAGAGTTTGCCAATGCTCAGAACGGTGTATCTTCTGCGCTGTTAAAGGTTGGCGCTGATCAGACTGCCTCAAGTCAACTCAAGCAATCTATTGCGTTGGGCGCTGTTGAGTATCTTCTTTCTGGCACTGCAAACAAATCAGAGCGCAATGCGATTGATCTTGCTATACGAACTCGCGGTAATCAGATGTCAGGATTGCCAAAGGGTTTGCAGGAAGAGGTTAAAAGCCTTTTGGCTTATGTTGAGCCAGCAAATATAGAGGCAGTTCTTAGACATAGCTCGGTTGTATCTAGTGATTATAATGCTGTTGAGCAGGATCAAATTCAGCAAGCATCGAATCTAGCAAAGCTAAGGGCAAAACAACTAGAGCTTACTCTGCCTGATACTCTTGAAACTTTGTTTACTACATCTAGCATTAATGCGTCTGATGCCTTTGCCTCAGATGAGGATTACTCGATACAAGCTGGCCTTAACTTAACAAATGATCTGTATACAAATGTTCAGTCTAAGTTAGATCAACGTTTCTTATCTGATGAGACTTATTCAAGATCAGAACGAGAGAGCGATCTAAAGGATGCTCGTCAGAATCTTCTTCGCCCTTACTTAATTCAAGCGGCTGCTGAAGGTAATATAGAAGAGTTTCGGATTGCGTTAGTAAGCAATAATCCAGAGGACATGAGCAAGCTGTCATTAAAGCAGCGCACATTTATTTCTGAGATTTACAATACTGACTTCTTTAATCCCAATGAAGACACTGGGTTTGCTAGAGAAGTTCTATCAGCAAACATTAATCAGATTAGAAAAGACAGAGATAGAGATAATTTACGTCTTAATATTTATAACTCAGTAACAGGGGCCGCAACTGCTGCTGAAGCTGGTGCGCTTCGTGATGAAGAGTTTAATTCTTTAGTAGCTAGAATTAAGAACAGCGTTGGCCCAGATGGTTTAACGGCAGATAAAGCTGCATCTGAAATAGGTCGTTTAAATAAGTTCAGAGCCTTTGGTGAGGTTACAACCTTTGCTGCCCGTGCTAACTCTAACAGTCTTAATAATCTTATTTTATATGTAGATAGCCGAGGTAAGCGTGAAGGCATGTCGCCTGATGTAGTCGCTGCTGGCAATCGGATCTTAGAAGCTACAGATGACGTTGATGCTGTCGTTAGTAAGATTAAAGGTATTAAGTCAGCAGTATCTGCTAATGAAACACAAATGAAAGAAGCTATTGAGCTTCAGAATAACTCTATTCGCATTCTTGCTGGCGGTGGAAATGCTAACGATAAAGCTGACAGAGACATTGCTCAGGAAATGCTAGACAATGCTGGCATTGACTTGGCTCAGTTTGATCAACTTCCTGAGACACAGCGAGTGGCTGCGCTTTCTGTAATGAGAAGTGCCCCACCACAGGGCTTAATTACTAACTTAGATAGAATTAGTTCTGGATTAAAGGTTGCTAATGCAGAGCAATATTTAGATCTCTTTGCTGTTCTATCCAATACTCCTACTGGAACTGGTACTTTTGTTAGTACGCTTGGGGATTCAATAAAAAATCCTCAACTTCTAACTGATATACATGAAATAAGGTTGATTACTGGTCAGGGCGTTAATGAGATTGCAATGGACTTAATTGAGAGGCAGCGTGATCCTAAGTCTAAACTTAATATGGATGTGGTTTTAGATAAGAAAACACCAACTGCATATGCCTTAAATCAAATAGGCGATCCTATTATTGCTGCTGAGTTAGCCCCTTTAGTTGAGTATATGGCACTTACTGGAAAAAGCGCATCGCAGATCGAGTCTGTTTTAAATACAACTGTTAATACAAAGTATGCAAAGAGCACCTTTATTGCTGATCCTCGTTTTCCTGCTGGCTCGATCAACAGATCACGTTACTCTTTAGAGGCTGTATTTCCTGAGAAAGATGATCGAACTGCGTTTATATCGGCGGTAGAGTCACAGCTTCCATCTGGCTATTCCTTAGACCCAACTGTTACTGTTAAGGGAACTACAGATATAGAGGTAGAAGATGTTAAGCGAGTGTACTTAGTTCCAGATGAAAGCACTGCTGGAGTAAATTACTTTTCTTACTTTGTAGATGAGAACGAAGAACTGCGCCCATTAATTATTGAGCAAGATGGTCAACCTATGTGGCCCACGTTTGATCGCAGTGACATTGCGGATCATATGGCTAACAAAGCAAGCGCGCTTGATTCTGCATTAAGAGAGCAAGAGACGGAGCAGAAAAGAAAGTTTCTTGTAAGAGAAGAGTTAGAAAACAGACTTAACCCTGACTATGTTCCCAAAACATATGAAGACATTAATAGGGCGCTAGAAGAATGAAGAATGGGCTGACAGCATTAAGAGAGATTGAAACAGGGCAAAGGGTAACACCTCTGCCCGATATTTCTTTCATAGATACAGTTAAGTCTTCATTGGCCTACAAATACGATCCGCTAATAAGCAGAGAGCAGGAAATAGCTCGTTTTCCTTCGTTGCCTCAAGATGGATATAGAGCAATAGATAATATTCCTGATGACATGAGGCAGTATGGCTCGACACTTCTTAGAGCTACAAGCCAAGAGCATATGGAGTTTTTAGTTCAAAACCTAAGAGACGGACTAAAGACACGCCAAGATCTTTCTAGGTCAGGTATTATACCACAGTTTGCTGCGGAACTGTTTGATCCTATCAACTACATTGGTATTCCTTTTGCTCGTGCTGCAACCTTTGCTGGCGCTGCTGTTAGAGGTGGTGCGTCTACGGCTGCTGTTGTTGCTGGTCAGGAAGCTATTCGCTATCCGCTTGATCCTTTAGCTACAAAAGAAGAGGCAGCATTAAACATTGGCGCTTCGTTTGTTCTTGGCGGTGCCATTAGTGGCTTGGTTACAATCCCAATGCAAAGAAGGATTGCCGCACAGAAGTCTGCTGAAGAAGAGATAGCTAATCTGCAGAAACAGATTGAGCCAGTTGAGGGTGAGCCTACTGCTGAGATAGCGCCAAGTTTGTTTACTGACTCATGGCTATACAAAGGAGTAACTACTCCTATGAAACGTATTCTTACTGATGACAGTATCCCGAACTCAGTTAAGTTGCGTACACTCAAAATAGCTAATGACTCTGGCATACTGCTTGCAGCAAACAAACAAGGTCAGAAGGTAGGTAACTCAGTGTTTCAGAACTCTAAGCTGCTCGAAGGCGAATGGGTAAAGACATACGATGACATGATGTTGATCTGGGGTGAGAGCACTGGCAAGGGTGTAGTCAATCCTTTGGACTATACATTTAAGCGCAAAGACTTTGAGACATGGCTTGAAGGCGTAGACTCAAAAGCGATGCGTGGCATTGAGGCTGCTGATGACTTTGAAGCTCAGGCTATGAATAAGCTCAATAACTTTTACAAGACTTGGGAGACTCGTCTTAGCGAGCAAGGCTTGATTGGGTCTAAGGCACACTATGAAAAGTTCATAACAGTTCGTGAGGGGCGCATAGAGGGCGCACAGAAGCGCTTAGAGACTGCTCGCAACATAGACTACCGTATGAAGCTAGAGGCTCAGGTGCGGCGCTACAGCGATGAGGTAAATGAGGCTCGTGCTATCTTAGATGATATAACCGATGAGGTTATGCCAGCTAACGAAAAGATCTTTCGTCCTAGATACTGGGATCAGGATGCAATCAAGGCAAACCGCGTAGAGTTTGAGCGCATTCTGACGGACTGGTATAGAAACAATCCGTCAATAGTTGTTGAGAAGGACGGTAAGTTTAGTAAAGTAAAGTTATCTACAGATCCAGCAGCCATCAAGACGCGTGTTGACGATACAATAGATAACATCATTGGCATCAAAGACATCTTAGATCCTGAGGCTGGTTACTATGGCGCTGGTAAATCAAAGCACTTTAAGCACCGCTTGGTAGATATTCCAAACGCACTGGTCTTAGATTTTATCCAAACTAATCCGATTGCTGTAATGAAGGCATACGTTCAGCGTACTGGAACTCGCTATGAGTTTTCTCGACAGTTCGATGGGGCATCTATCGACGATGTATTAGATGATACGTTCAACGAAATGCTGGATGCTGGCAATACACCAGAGCAAGCCAATCGCGCTTTGCGTGATATGCGTCACTTGTATAGAAGAGTTACGGGTGGTTTGCAGCGTGATCCTGATCGCTGGGATCAATCAACAGCTAGAGTTCTTCGCAGCCTTGCACAGCTAAACTATCTAGGTTCTGCTGGTGTATCTACAATAACTGAACCAGCTAAGATTATGATGGAGCATGGGCTTGGGCCTACGTTCCGTGGCTTGTTCTCAGTAATGAAAAACAATCAGCTAAGACTTGGTGGCAAAGAGGGCAGACTAGCTGGTGAAGCTTTAGATAATATTATGAACTCGGCGCATCTGCGTCTTGTTGATGATGTAAACAATAATCCGTTTAGATCTGACATACTTGATAAGGCTAAAGAGCCTTTCTATTTGCTCAACGGTCTTGGCCCGATTACTCGTATCTTCAAAGACTTTGACGCTATGATGCGCTCTCATAGCATTATTGATTACTCTGTGCGTTGGACGCAGGGCAAAGCAACAAAGCAAGAGCAAGAGTATTTACTGCGTTATAACATTGATTTAGAAGATGCTAAGAAGCTTGCGAATGCACCTTGGCAGAAGTCTGAGTCTGGTTTGTATATGGCAAACACAGAAGCATGGACTAATACAATTGAGTTCCCTGCGACTAAAGCTGAAGTTATATCTGGCCCGACAGATGAGTTTACTAAGGGTGGCCGCTACAAGCCAGCATTTTACCGTGACTCTGAGAAGCGCATTTATATAGATGAAGATCACATCAAAGATGTAATGTACGAACAGCGTGGTTGGGAAAACCCACGAGTTGAAGGCGTTAAACCTATTAAAAAAGGTATCATCAATACGCCAGAAGACTATGTGACTTTCATTAAGATGCATGAGATTATGCACTCAATCAACAGGCCCAAAGAAATGGGCTTTGATATGAGAAAGAACGAAGACAAGGTTGCGTATGAAAATGCAATCAATGATCTAGCTGTTGCTGAGATAGAAAAGCAAGCAAGAGTAGATCCTGAGACTGTGCGTACATTCCGCAATGCTCTTGGCTCTGGGATTATGAATACAATCCTAATGGGTACACCAGCAGATAAGCCAATAATTACTGACGGTATCGCCTACATTCCAATGCGTGTTGCTGAGAAGTTTGGCATGAAAGAAGACAGAGAGTTCAAAGGATATGCTCGCATTGAAAGCGGATTGCTTGGACTGCCGTTTCAGTTCTATAGCTACAGCTTAGCTGCGGTAAACAAGATTACAGCGGCATACGGACATGGGCAGCTAAAGAACCAGTGGATTGGTACAGCGCTGTCTATGGGCTTGGGCTACATGGTACTGCAATACAAAACGCCCGACTTTGTAGAAATGAGTTTCCAAGATCAGCTTGCTAGATCCTTTGATTACTCAGGTGTTACTGCTTTGTATTCCGATATGTTCTACACAGCCATGTCTACTAGCTTAGCATTGGGTGGCCCTAATTTAACTGGTGGCGTTCTTCAGCCTCGCTTCCCTCAAAAGCCTGATGCGCTAGATGCTGCAAACGGTTTACTAGGCGCTGGCCCTAGCATTGCTACTGATCTTGCTCGTGGGTCTTATGATTTAGTTACGGGCAATATTGGTGAGGGCACCAAAGAAGTTATTCGTAATTTACCTTTTGCCAGAATGTGGTTTTGGAAAGGTAAGATGAATGAATTTACCAATATGATTGAGGGCGAGCTTGATGCTCCTCTTGGTTTTGGGCGATATTGATTTGTCCTAGATTATTTGTGCATTGATCTTCTTCGCTTCTTTGTGTGAGAAGAGAACAAAGAGGTGAACCATGACAATAGACATTTCCGCTAACAATCCGCGTATTAGCTACTCAGTTGCAGCTGGTGTAACGCAGACATCTTTTGCTGTGCCATTTGAGTTCTTCGATGACTCAGATCTTAATGTTTATATCGACACCACCCTACAAACTATTACGACTAACTACACGGTAACTGGTGGGGCTGGCTCCACGGGGACTGTTACTATGTCTGTGACTGGCCCTAAGACTGTGATCTTTACTCGTGATACTACGATTGAACGCACTACAGACTTTACTGCTGGCGTAGATATTAATCGCGCTGCTTTGAATACACAGCTAGATACGCTAACTGCTATTGCGGCTGATAATAAAGACCTTGGAGAGCGGTCTATTCGGATTACTGACTATGACCCTGCGGCATCTAACTTGCTGCTTCCTGACGCCGCTACACGCGCTGACAAGCTTCTTAGCTTTGATACTGAAGGCGACATCCAAGTGCAAGCTGCTAGCGACTTACTAACAGGCAGCGTTCTTGGAGCTAACTATACTAAAGCAAGCCACACTGGTGATGGTACGACTGTTGCGTTTAGCACTACAGAAGCCGCTGGTTCAAAGAACAACATCCAAGTCTACATTGATGGTGTTTACCAAAACAAAGACACGTTCTCGATCAGTGGCTCTACGCTGACATTTACAGAAGCCCCACCCTTAAACTCTGCGATTGAGTTTATTGTTGGCAATGCTGTTACTTCGCTAACAACTGACCCTGCTGTTGTGCTTTACAACCAAGGCGGCACTGGCGCACAGGATCGTACACTAACTAGCAAGTTGCAAGAAACTGTCTCGGTCAAAGACTTCGGTGCTGTCGGTGATGGCGTGACGGATGACAGTGCTGCATTTAATGCTGCCATTGCTGCTGTTGGTTCTGGTGGCACGGTTTACTGTGAAGGCTCTTACAAAATTGATAGCACTGTAACTTTGTCATCTGGTGTATCTCTTGTTGCTAATTTTTCTGCTGAATTAACTTTTGATGCTGCGGCAAACTTTGAATTGTCTGGTGCAAACGATGTTGAAAACATTATCTTTAACATGAATAGCACTGCTCGTCAGGTTCTTGGAACAACTGTAAGCAATGTAACTTTCAAAAACTGCACAGCTAAAAACTCAACAAACAATGGTTTCTACTTTTCAGTAGGTTGTTCAAATATTACCTTTGATGGCTGCACCGCAACTGCGAATACTAAATCTGGGTTTGCCGTTACTGGAACAGAAAGCAATGCACCTAACCGTATTCAGTTTATTAACTGTCGTGCTTTCTCAAATGGTCAGGGTGGCATTTCAGTAAGTGGAACTGGAGAGCAAACATCCCCAGCACAAACAGCAAATTACGCAACAAACATTCTGATTTCTGGCTGTATTACAAATAGCAATGGCACAACTGCCAACAGTGGTATTGAGTTTCCTTACTGTCGGTATGTCTCGATTGTTAATTGTGTTTCATTCAGCAATGTTGAGCATGGCATTTCTTGCCAAGAAAGCTCTGACTTTTCTATCTCTGGGTGCATCTGTTACCAAAACAGTCAAAGTGGTTTCAATGCTCAGTCAGGTTACGATCCATACAATAAGTCACAACGTGGCGTAGTATCGGGTTGTGCTTTTTACAACAACGATCAAGGCGTTACACTAAAAGAACAATGCGCCAATATTGTATTCAGTGGTAACTCAATTTTAGATAACAATAGTTATTCTGTTGAATTGGTTGATCTTGGTAGCAGTGGCCTAAAATCAAACGACATTATCTTCATTGGCAATGACATGCACCCATTTGATAGCAGTTCATTTGCTAACAGAAATGATAGTACAGGTATTAGCAGCCCAGATCAGCTAAACAGTCGTGGTCAACCTCTTATGGTAAACCGTGCAATCACTGAAGATATTGATAGTGCGTTGACAATAGACACCACTGGATCACTGGATGATTGGCCTGAAGTATTCTTTATCACAGACACAGGAACAGATGTTTCTCGTAGTTTGATTGCTCAGGCGATTAAGGGTCGGCGTATTACATTGATGGCTGATGGCACTGGCGGTGTGGATATTCGACATAATCAGGGTGATGCAACTTATGCTGGGTTTGTATTGTCTGCGGCTGCAACTGTAACTCTCGGTGCATATGAAAGCATTACCTTCTTGGGCAATGGTTCAAACTGGATCGAGATAGCAAAGAACACATGAGGTGAAGGATGACCATTAAACAACAAGGCGGCATCTTTGGTCGCAACCCAACATTCAACGATCTAACCTCAAACACTGGTCAGTTTGATGGACTAATTACTGCAAATGGTGAAGTTGTTATTCAGGGCAATAATAATGCTGCTGATAATAATACACTTCAAATTAAGAATACTGATACGGCTGTAGGTTCTGGCGATAACATCGGTAAGATTGAGTTTTATAACTCAGATGTAAGTGATGCTGGTGTAGCTGTTACAGTAAAAGCAGAGGCGGCATCTGGTACTGGTCTTACTGATCTTGTCTTTA